ATAAAAATGAAAACTACTAAAAAATCTAAAATAAACGAAAACGCTCTACGCTTAATGCTTAGAAAAGAAATTGTTAAGTTGTTAGAAGCTGAAGAGGAACAAGAAGCTCCGGAACAAGAAGAGCAACCTGAACCTGAAGAAGAGCCTGAAGAAGAGCAAGGATTGAATCCAAAATTAGAAGGAATAACTAGGTACTACATCAGGAAGCTGAAAGATAGTGGTGCTGAGGTAGGTACAGAAGAGTTGGTAGAAATGCTATCTACTGTAATTGAGCAGTTTACTGCCTCAAGCGAGCAGAAATTAAACATTCTGAAAACAATCAGAACAAACATTGTACACTAATGAAAACGGCCAATCTAAGAAAAGCAATTCGTGAAGAAGTTAAAAAAGCTTTAAACGAAAACAAAACTAAAATGATCGTAAAGCGTCTTAAAGAAGATACAGCTTATCAAGAGTTCTTTAAAAAAGCTATGGATAAATTTAAAATCAGCTCCCCAGCAGATTTAAAAGATCCAGCAAAGAAAAAAGAATTCTTTGACTATGTAGATAACAACTACAAAGCTAAAGACGAGAACTAGTAAAACACAGTTATGACAATAAGCAAATTAACAACAGGATTGTTGCTTACCATATTCATCACCATACTTGTGTTGAGTGGTTACTTGTTTATGTCTACAAGAGGATCTGATGTAGATCCGTATGCTAAAGAAAAGAGTCAAATCGATAGCTTAACAACCTTAATTAATGCACTAGAAAAAGAACAACTTGTTCAAGATAGTTTAATTAAGTGTTATAAAAACGACTTGATTATTGCTGATCAAAAAATTGACTCAACAAAACACAAAATAACACAAATTCAAAACCAATATGGCAACAAGATTAAAGCTATTGATAATGCTACTCATGATGAGCTTGGCAACTTTTTCACAGACAGGTACAAGTAAAACACAAATGCACTGCTTTCCAGATAGTGTTGTAAAAAAGATAGCAAAAGATTTAGTAAGAGGTGATTCAGCACGAACCGAACTGACTGAGACAAAAGTATTAGTTGAACAGCTAGAAGAAAAAAACTCTACTAATCAGAGACTAATCAACGCGTATGTAGCTAAAGTAGCAAATTACACAGCACAAATTGATTTGTACAAGGATAAAGAAATAGAGTACAAAAGCATCGTTACAGGACTTGAGCAAGATAATAAAAAGCTCAAGAAAAAACAAAAAAGGGTAATTAAAATAGTTACCGGAATAGCAATAGCAGGAGTAGCAACAAGTTTGCTAGTTCGCTAATAAAACTGGTTACATATGGCTGAGAAGAGTCTTAAAGACATAATCAAGGAAGAGTACGTTAAATGCGCTAAATCAGCATCATACTTCATGAAGAAGTATTGTATGATTCAACATCCTACTAAAGGAAAAGTTCCATTTCATTTATACCCATACCAAGAAGATACTTTAGAAGATTTTCAAGAGAATGATAGGATGGTTATCCTAAAATCTCGTCAGTTAGGTATATCAACTTTAGTTGGAGGATATGCTTTGTGGATGATTCTATTCCACAGCGATAAGAACGTATTAGTAGTAGCGATAGATCAAAACACATCTAAAAACCTTGTAACAAAGGTTAGGGTAATGTTTGATAATCTACCAAGTTGGCTTAAACTAAAAACAACAGAGAGTAACAAGCTATCAATGAGATTATCAAACGGATCTCAGATCAAAGCAGTAGCAAGTACAGGAACATCAGGACGTTCAGAAGCGTTATCAATGGTAGTTATTGACGAAGCTGCTTTCGTTGAAGGAGCAGAAGAACTTTGGGCATCACTACAACAAACACTAAATACTGGTGGTCAAGGTATCATATTATCGACTCCAAATGGAACTGGTAACTTTTTTCATAAGACTTGGGTTAAAGCAGAAGCAGGAGAGAACAAGTTTAAAACAAAACGACTACCTTGGCAAGTACATCCTGATAGAGATCAAACTTGGAGAGACAGACAAGATGAGGAATTAGGTATAAGACTTGCAGCACAAGAGTGTGACTGTGACTTCTCCACATCAGGTAATACAGTAGTATCACCAGAACTCATTACATATTACATGCAAACCTATGCACAAGAGCCAATTGAAAAAAGAGGCTTTGATGGAAATCTATGGGTTTGGGAAATACCAGATTACACAAAAAACTATATTGTTGCAGCTGACGTTGCTCGTGGAGATGGTAGTGACAATTCTGCATTTCATGTTATTGATGTTGAATCCTGCAGACAAGTTGCTGAGTATAGAGGACAAATTGGAACAAAGGATTATGGCAACATGTTAGTAGCTGTAGGAACCGAATACAACGATGCATTGCTTGTTATAGAGAATGCTAATGTGGGATGGGCTACAATACAACAAGTTATTGATAGGAACTATAGAAACCTATACTATACCTACAAGAACGATGTATTGGATTCAGACAGATTCTTAACAAAGGGGTATGACTTAACAAACAAGTCAGACATGGTTGCAGGATTTACAATGAGTCAAAAAACTAGACCACTTGCGATTAGTAAGATGGAGTTGTATATACGTGAAAAAAGCTGTATTATTAGAAGCAAGAGGTTATTAGAAGAGCTTTATGTCTTTATTTGGAGAAACGCAAGAGCAGAAGCAGCATCAGGTTATAATGACGATTTAATTATGAGTTTTTGTGAAGGATTGTGGGTTAGAGATACAGCACTTAAACTAAGACAAGCTGGTATTGAAATAAATAGAATGGCGGTAGCAAATATAAAATCTACAGTATCTATATATAACAGACCATCAATACAAAATGATCCATATAAAATGCATTTGCCTGATGGTAATAGTGAAGATATTAATTGGCTTCTTTGATAACAGGACTATTTATATATAATAAGACACAATGGCAGAAAATACAACTTTATTTAGCAGATTACGTAAACTATTCAGTACGGATGTTATCATTCGTAATGTAGGTGGGGATCAAATAAAGGTTGTTGATATAGAGCACATCCAATCGGATGGTAATATTGCAACCAATCGTAGGGTAGATAGGTTTTCTAGACTATTCTCAGCTATTCCAGGATATTCTTATTCAGCAGGACAATTACAGCTATACACTCGTTTAGAATTATTTCGTGATTACGAAGCAATGGATACTGATAGTATCATATCATCTGCGTTAGACATTTATGCCGACGAATGTACAGCTAAGAATGAGTTTGGTGATGTTCTCACAGTCAAAACAAGTAATCCAAAAGTACAAAAAGTATTGCACAATCTTTTCTATGACATAATGAATGTTGAGTTCAACTTATGGCCATGGATTAGAAACACAGTAAAATATGGTGATTTCTTCTTACACATGCATATAGCAGAAGGTTATGGTGTAACTGGTATTGATCCAATATCTCCTTATGAAATGATCAGAGAAGAAAACTTTGATCCTGAGAATCCACAAAGGGTTCGATTTAAAAGAGATTACACAGCATTGTCTTCAAAGTCACACGTAGCTTCTACAAATGAAACTGCTCAAACTTATGATAATTATGAAATTGCTCACTTTCGCTTACTAACAGATACAAACTTCTTACCTTACGGCCGTGCTCTTATTGAACCAACTAGAAAGGTTTGGAAACAAATCACACTGATGGAAGATGCGATGTTAATCCATCGTATCATGAGAGCTCCAGACAAACGTATTTTTAAAATCGATATTGGTAACATACCACCTAATGAAGTAGATGCTTTTATGGAAGGTATGGTGAGCAAAATGAAAAAGGTTCCTTATATGGATCCTACAACTGGAGATTATAACTTGAAGTACAACATGCAAAACCTACTAGAGGATTTCTACCTTCCAGTACGTGGTACTGAAAGTGGGACTTCAATAGACACTTTGGCAGGTATTAACTTCGATAGCATTCAGGATATTGAGTATTTAAAGAACAGATTATTAGGATCTCTTAAAATACCAAAAGCTTATTTAGGCTATGAAGAAGATACCTCTGGTAAAGCTACTCTAGCATCACAAGATTTTCGTTTTGCAAGAACAATCGAACGTGTACAAAGAATCATTGCATCTGAGTTGTATAAAATAGGTATTGTACACTTATATGCACAAGGCTTTACAGATGAAGACTTAGTTGATTTTAGTTTAAGTTTAACTGCTCCGTCCTCAGTATATGAGAAAGAGAAAGTTGAGTTGTGGACAAGTAAGGTGACTCTAGCTGGTGATATGGTAGAAAAAGCTTTATTTAGCAAACCGTGGATCTATGAAAATCTATTCAACTTATCAGAAGAACAATACCTCGAAGAGCAAAACAAAATTATCGAAGATGCTAAGACAGCATTTAGATTAGAACAAATTAAAACAGAGGGTAACGACCCTATAAAAACAGGTCAATCATTTGGTACTGCTCACGACATCGCTTCTCTATATAAAGGTGATGGTGGTGTTCCAAGAGGATATGATGAGAAAAATAATGAAATGCCTCCAAAAGGCTGGCCAGGAGCTGGAAGACCAACTGAACCTGGATCACATGGTACTCATGAACATCCACTAGGATGGGATCCATTAGGTAACAAGACTAATAGAAAAGTATACGAAGGTTCAAAGAACAGTTTAGATGCTTATGGAAGTTTATTAAATAGTATGAAAGGTTTGCGTACTGCAAAGAAAAAAGCTTTAAACGAGACTTTTGAAAAAGAAAACATACAAGAATCATCTAGTTTGTTGGATGAAAGTAACATCTTACCAGAGGAATAAGAAAAACGAGCATATTTATTATCAGATAACTAAATGAAAAAATCAACTCACTCCAAGATTAAGAACACGGCAATTCTGTTCGAATTACTGTCGCGTCAAGTTGCAGCAGATACAATCAAGGGTGTAGAGAAGTCGCCAGCTCTTTCTATCATTAAAGAGTTTTTTAAAGCTGACTCAGTTCTTGCAAAAGAGCTTATGCTCTACCAAACACTTCTTAACGAAAAGTATAGCAACACTGAGAAAGCTAACTACTTACTCAACACAGTAATTAAACTGCGTAACAAGATAGATGCTAATCAGTTAAGAGAGCAAAAGTATAATTTAATTCGTGAGATTAAAAAACACTACGATCTGACTAATTTCTTCAAAACCAACATTAGCGAGTATAAAATCTATGCATCTACTTATAGGGTATTTGAAGGGGTGAGTGTTGCTAAGGTGTCTGAAGTAGTACAAAGTCGCTATACAATACTTGAGCATTTAGTTAGAAAGTCTAAAAACAAGCTAAGTGAAGGAAAAACTACTGTAGCTGATGATTACTTGAACCAAGATAGCGAAATACGTTTATTAGCTTATAAATTAATGATTGATAAGTTTAATGAAAAGTATGTAGACTTGTCAATCAAACAAAAGAGCATTTTAAAAGAATACATCAATAACATATCAAATACAACAGCTCTGAAAGACTTTGTATTGTTAGAAGGTAAATTATTAAATGTATCTATTAAAAAGACTTTACCAAAGATAAAAGACAAGATCACAACTATCAAACTTAATGAAGTATGTAATATGCTTGTTAAGCTGGAAAAAGTTAAGACAATTAAAGAAGATCATGTTTTATCGTTATTACTCTACCACGAACTATTAAAAGAGTTAAAGAATGTTAAGTAATAAACTGACACAAGAAGAGCTGGAAGAAATAAAGGCTTATACAAAGCAGCAATCTGACAAATTAAAAGAAGAAGGCAGCACAACAGCTGGTGTCCCAGGATACCTATCTCCTGCAGCTTTTACAGGTAAAGAAGGTGGTGATGGTACTGACTCAATTGACTTAGAGAAAGGTGAATATGCCTACTCAGTAAAAGCTTCTAAAAAGAAACCACATTTTATTAAATTGCATGAAGTAAGTTATAAAAACTTCAAAGAAGATGCAAACACAAGTGAAGTACAGAAAGTTAACAATAAGATTATAGAAGTTAGTAAAATGCTTAGAGAGATCTCAAGATCACTAGATCATAGCATTAAACTAAAACAAGAATCAAAATTAGATGATAGTAAGTATTGGAAACGTACTAACGAAGCTATTTTAAAGATAAGCAGACGTTTAGCAGAAGTAAATAAAAAAGCTCGTAAACTTGCAAACTTAAAAGAATTAGCTGCATCATCTGTAAAAGACAAACTAGTGAAGTTATTTAACAAAGCTGGTATGGACATCAAAGCATCAGAAGTAGAATATGAACAAAAAGGTACTGATATTTATGAGTTTGATATTTATATAGCAGGAGAGCCTTCTTGTGCAATAGACTACATAAAAGGAGAGGTTTTATACCAAGGTATGGACAAAGAAGAGAGGTTAGGAAATATGAACCAAGAAGAAGAACTCTTTAAAAACATAGCAGGATTAGCAAAGAGATTAACTGGGGGTAAAAGCATAGCACAAACATTTAAACCATGAACAAGCAAGTAATAGTAGATTATATAGGTTCAATTCAATTTACACCAGAACAGATTAATGAATCAATTAGCTCAAATCAAGGCAAATTGATCGTAAGTGGTGTAATGCAAAGAGGTGATGCCTTCAATCAAAACCAAAGAAAGTATCCATTAGATATTTTAAAACGTGAAGCTAACAAATATAAAAACACTTTTGTAGCTGAAAAAAGAGCTTTAGGAGAACTGGATCATCCAGAATCTTCAGTAGTGAATCTATCCAATGTATGCCACAATGTAATTGACTTATGGTGGGAAGGTAGTGACTTGATGGGTAAGATAGAAATTCTACCTACACCATCAGGAAACATTGCAAAAGAGCTATTAAAAGCTGGTATCAGATTAGGGATTAGTTCCCGTGGTATGGGCAGTGTAAGAGAGTTAGGTGAAGGTAAGGTAGTTGTAGCAGACGATTTTGAAATTGTATGCTGGGACTTAGTATCTAATCCATCTACTCAAGGAGCTTTTATGGATAACCTTAATGAAGGTGTAAAAGTAGTTACACAAACAAACAAGTATTCAAAAATTAACTCACTCATCAGTGATATAATCTCAATAATGTAATCATGAAACTAACAAAAATTAAAGAAAGTATCGATCAAAAGGTCGGATTAAACGAAAAAGCAGCATTCCTACAAGAAGTAGCCAAGTTTAATGAGTATGGTAATACAATCTACCGTACAGATAGTCTAAGAGAAGCAGCAAAAGCTGTTAGCAATATTGTTGAGAATGCAGAACGAATTGCTTTGCAAGAGACTGATGACTCTTTTGATGACATTACCGTTAAACGTAACATGAAGTCATTAAAGGCTAACAATGAACAGTTTATGAAAACTGTGAATGAAGTTAGTAAATTACAACAAAGATTGGAATCGTTATACGAAGAAATGGGTCACACCTTATCACGTTATTATGAAATCCACTAAGAGCATAGACTGGAGTCGTATATCTGCCTCATTCAAGCAGTATCTAAAAGAAGCTGAAGATAAGGAAGAAGATGCTCCTGCCGAAGAAGGAGGAGAAGACAACCCATTTGCTGCAGCAGCTGGTGATGAGGGTAGTGATGAAGCTCCTGCAGACGATGCACCTGCAGATGATGCAGAAGGAGAAGAAGGTAAAGATAAGGAAAAGAAAGCACCTGCAGAAAAACCAGCAGGCATTCCAATCAAGTTTAACGTCAGTAAAGTAAAGAAGTATAACACAGCAAACTTTTTAAGCGATACTGGTGTTGTAAAGAGTATTAGTAAAGATGGAATCGTAGTAACAACACAGCCTGATCAAGTAGATGTGCTTGTAAACTTTGATGATATCTCAGAAAGCGTTAAAAGGTTTTTCAAACCTAAAAAATAAAATATTTTTCTAAAAAAATATATTTTGGTTATAAATGATATATTTATATCCAAATACACTATCCTACTATATAGTGTTCTATTAACCGAATTTTATTATAGCTTTTCAATAGCTATATGACAGTAGTCAAAAAATCAAAAAACAAAATGAACAAACTATTAAAAGACGCAATCGCTGACGCTAAAGCCGTACGCGAAACTGCTCTTGCTAATGCTAAGGTCGCTTTGGAAGAAGCTTTTGCACCAAAACTACAATCAATGCTATCTCACAAGATTAAAGAAGAGATGGGTATGAATGGTGAGGGTGAAGATAAAAAAACTTCTATGGAAGACCAAGAGCAAGTGGAGCAGATGAAAAGAATGGCTGGAATCACAAATGACGAAGATCCAGACAACGAAGGTATGAAGAACTACATGGAAGAAGAAGAATATTCTGACGAATCTGAAGAAGAGGAAGATTCTATGGACATGCCAGTAGATGACATGCCAGAAGAGGAAGATGAGTATCCTGAAGAAGAAGAAGAGTATTCTGACGAAGAAGAGGAACAAGATTTGGATATGGAAGAAATCTTACGTGAACTCGAAGGCGAAGATGACACTGAAGTGGAACAACCACACGGTGAAGAACGCAATTGGGGTGAGAAGAACATGGCTGGTGAAACAGACGACATCGAAGAGTCAGAAGATCCAGATGCTGTAAACGAAGAGGACGAAGAAATCAACTTAGAAGAAATCATCGCAGCTTTGAATGAAGAAGATGAAGAAGAAGAGGAAGAAGAAGAGAACATGAAAACAGAAGCAGAGCTTGAAGAAGCTTACAATGTGATTAAGTTCTTACGTTCTAAATTGAATGAAGTAAATTTACTTAATGCTAAATTGTTATTCGTTAACAAGTTATTCAAAAAAGGTGAATTGACTGAAACTCAAAAAGTAAAAATTATTGAAACTTTTGATCGTGCTAAGAATGTACGCGAAGCTAAATTGATTTATGCTACTTTATCTGAATCAGTAAACAGCAAAGCTAAAAAACCAGCACCGAAACCAAAAACTAAAATGAACGAAGGTCTTGCTTCAGCTCCGTCTAAAGCAACTAAGATCATTGCAGAAAGTAACAATGTTTACAATCGTTTCAAAACTCTTGTAGAGTACAACAACAAGTAATTATTAATTAACAAAAAACCAAACAAACAAACAAATGAATTTATTTGAAAACATGGGTAATGTAAATCGTGCTGACGAAGTGAAGCCGTTAATTACCAAATGGTCTAAAACAGGCCTAATGGAAGGTTTAAAAGGCGGTAATGAGAAATCAACTGTTGCAGTCCTTTTAGAAAACCAAGCAAGACAATTAATTAAAGAGGGATCAGCAGAAATGTCTGGTACATCTGGTGCTGGATTTGAACAATGGCATGGTGTTGCTTTACCTTTAGTACGTCGTATCTTCGCTGAGATCGCTGCTAAAGAATTTGTAAGCGTACAACCAATGAACTTGCCTTCAGGTCTAGTATTCTATCTAGATTTTAAATATGCTAACAGCAAACAACCATTTGGCTTCGCTCCACAAGGACAAAACCAAACTGGTACTTTGCAAGGTATCACTAACGCAGCTGGTGCTCCATCTGACGGTCTTTATGGTGCTGGTCGTTTCGGCTACTCAATGAATACTGCCATTACTGGTGGATTAACTGTAACTACTGGTTCAGTTGCTGCTACTGACGTTAACTTTGATGGTGATTTCACTGCATCTTTAGCTAACTACCGTAAATTAACTTTCTCTAACTTCTTTACTGGAGCTGGTACAACTGCTGACGCTTACGCGGTTCGTGGATTTATCCCTGCTTCAGGTTCTACTCCTGTAACTTTGACTGCTGGTACTACTTATTTCCCTGCATTCTCTGTTAAAAGTGGTAATGACTTAGTAATGATTATTAGTGCAAGTGTAGCTGGTTCAGGAAGTACTCAAACTTATGCAGTATCTTACTCTATCCAACCTACTAATGATGCTCGTAGCGATTTCGAAACCGCAAACGGTCGTTCTTTAGATACTAACTTAAACATTCCTGAAATTGAACTCCAAATGCGTTCTATTCCAGTTACTGCTAAGACTCGTAAGTTGAAAGCAAGCTGGACTCCAGAATTTGCTCAAGATTTGAATGCTTACCACTCAGTAGATGCTGAAGGTGAATTAACTGCTATGTTATCTGAATACGTTTCTATGGAAATCGATTTAGAGATCTTAGATATGTTAATCTCTGCTGCTGCTACAACTGACTACTGGTCTGCACGTACAAATGAGATCTGGAATGGTACTTCATTTATCGCTGATCCTAACGTAAGTGGTAACGCTTATATTCAAGGTACTTGGTTCGCAACTTTAGGAACTAAATTACAAAAAGTATCAAACAAAATCCACGCTAAAACCTTACGTGGTGGTGCTAACTTCTTAGTTTGTTCTCCTGATATCGCTACTATCCTCGAATCAATCCCAGGATATGCTGCTGACGGTGATGGAACTAAGATGAAGTTTGCAATGGGTGTACAAAAAGTAGGTGCTTTAACTAGCCGCTACGAAGTGTACAAGAATCCATACATGCAAGAAAACACTGTATTAATGGGCTTCCGTGGTACTCAGTTCTTAGAAACTGGTGCTGTATACGCTCCATACATTCCGTTAATGTTAACTCCACTTGTGTACGATCCAAACAACTTCGTACCACGTCGTGGTGTTATGACTCGTTACGCGAAAGTTGTAACTCGTCCAGAGTTCTACGGAAAAGTATATGTAGGTCAATTAAACAACTACTAATACTAATCAGTCTTAGATTAAAAGGCCTCACAGAAATGTGGGGCTTTTTTGTTTATACAACTATTTATATAAAATTGTTATATGATCGAACCTAAGAGAGAAAGAAAAGCTGAAATTAAAGCAATCAATGCAGTTCAGCTGAATGAAGAACAAAAAGCTGCAAAAGCTTTAATAGTAGAAAATCAAATCGTTGTAATAACAGGTAGAGCAGGATCAGGCAAGTCTTTAGTTTGTGCACAAGCTGCTTTAGATTTTCTTAAAAAGAAACAAGTTAGTTGTATCTACAACACCAGAGCAACAATTGAAGTAGGAAAAAGTCTTGGATTCTTACCAGGAGCATTGGGTGAAAAGTTTGATCCTTACATGGAAGCATTACTTGAAAACTTAAAGAAATGCTGTACAGACAAAGGAGAAGTAGCAAAGCTAGTGGAAGCTGAAAAGATAAAAGCACTCCCAGTGCAGTTTATACGAGGTAAGACTATTGATGACGTATTAGTAGTAGAAGAGGCTCAAAACCTAACTAAATCTGAAATGTTAGCTATTCTTACTCGTTTGGGTAAAAATGGTAAGATTATTATAAATGGGGATAATGAGCAGATGGATATTAAAACACCAACTGGTGAGATGAATGGGTTATCCTATGTTATCGAGATATCAAAAAAGATTCAAGAGATAAAGTGGGTTAAACTAAAAGAAAACCACAGATCGGATCTAGTAGGTAAGATACTCGACTATGAGTATGGTAAATAGGTAGTAATACCCGATAATAAGGCCAACAGGCAGTCTTTTTAATTCAAATGATTACTATTTATATGTAAAGTAAAGACACATGAATATTCCAATTTGGCCCGGATCAAGCAGCTTCATAGCAATGTCTGCATCATATTATACTGGATCTAGTGCAGTTAGACCAACTCCGTTTGGTTATTATGATGGTGATGCTACATTTAAAGTCGAAGCTGACAAAGTTGCAGATTGGTGTGCTAAAAGATTAGGTTATCCAATAACAGAAATTGAACTACAAGATATCAACTTATACGCAGCATTTGAAGAAGCAGTAACTGAGTTTAGTACTCAAGTTAACATGAACAATGCTAAAGACTACATGCTTACTTTAGTTGGAACACCTACTAGCAATCAATTAAGTGGTAGAGTAATTAGTCCAAACTTTGGTAGGACAATTGAACTAGCAAAAAGCTATGGTAACGAAGTTGGAAGTGGTGGTAATGTAAACTGGAAAAAAGGTTATATTAGCCTTGTTCCAGGTCAACAGACATACGACTTAGATGCTTTGTTTGCAGCTACTCGTGAGAGTGGTAGTGCTATTGAGATTAAGCGAATCTACCATGATTTTAGCCCAGCTATTGTCAGATACTTTGACCCATATGTTGGTACTGGAGCAGGTACACAACAACTCTTAGATAGTTTTGGATGGGGATCATTTTCACCAGCCGTATCGTTTTTAGTAATGCCTTTATATGCAGATTTATTGCGTATTCAAGCAATTGAGATGAATGACCAGATTAGAAAATCATCTTATAGTTTTGAGCTAAGAAATAATAAACTAAACATTTATCCAATACCAACAGCAGATTATACTGTGTGGTTTGAGTACGTTGTAGTTTCTGAAAGAAATAACCCATTAAAAGCTCCAACAGGATCAATAAGCGATTTAAGTAATGTACCATACAGCAGAATCCAATTCACTAACATTAAAGATATAGGGATTCAGTGGATATACAAATACACATTATCAATCTCAAAAGAGATGTTAGGATTAGTCCGTAGTAAGTATAGTACTGTACCTATTCCAGGAGCAGAAGTAACTCTAAATGGAGCTGACTTAATTGCACAAGGTCGTGAAGATAAGTTAGCTTTAATTACTGACTTGAAAGAATTACTAAATTCAATGACAAGGCAAAGTCAAATGGAACAAGAGACTGCAGTTGCAGCTGCAATGCAAACAACACTCAATAAAGTACCTTTATACATATATATTAAATAAGATGTGTGCACTTTTTGGATCCTCAAGGGATATATCCTTTATAAAGCAAATCAACAAGGAACTGTTAGATGACATCATTCAACAAGAGGTAGATTATTACAAGTACTATCTGCCAGAAACCAAAGGTAAAGACACTGACAACTTGTATGGAGAAGCATCATCACAAAAAACATACTATACAGCAACACGTTTAACTTGTCTGCTTACTAGAGGTGATCAAGCATATGTACAAGATGATCAATTTGGTATTGATGTTACACAACCAATGACTTTTGCTTTTTTAAAGCCAAAGTTAAGAGAGATAAACCTAGTACCAAATGCAGGAGACATAATAGAGGTAAGAGGTGCTTACTTTGAAATTGATCAAGTAAATGAAAACCAATTCTTTGCAGGTAAAGATAACGACTATGGAAAGAGTGTAGGACCTGAGTTTGGTGAGAGTTTGAGTATAATTTGTATAGGACACTACACAAGAGTAACAAGACTGCAAATTGTAAGAAGTAGATACTAATGTATACTAGAAAGCAAATACCCAAAACACAATTCGAACTTAGTAAGGGTGAAGAGAATCATGCATTTGATCGTGCTAATGATGTGCGTAGAGATGATGATACTGTAAAGCAGCTATCGATTGGTCTTTATGATATTGATTACGCTATCAAGTATTATTTTGATGAAGTTATTAAACCAGAAATCGAAGAGTTTGGTAATATGGTTAAAGTACCAGTAATGTATGGCTCTCCAGAAAAGTGGAAGAACGTACAAGCTGATGGATATTTTAGAGATAAAAGTGGTAAGATACAATCACCACTTATTGCTTACAAAAGAACATCTATTACAAGAAATAAAACCTTAGGTAATAAGATAGATGCCAACTTCCCTAGTCTATACTATTCACAAGAGCTAAAGTACAACCAGGTAAATAAATACGATCAATTTAGTGTTTTAACGAACTCTAAGCCCATTAAAACGTTTATTAATACTGTCGTGCCAGATTACGTTGACATCACGTATGACGTGGTTGTATGGACTGATTACATAGAAGGAATGAATAAAATTCTTGAAAGCATTATCTATACAGAAGGCACTTATTGGGGTGATATGGAGAAGTTTAAGTTTAGAACTAAGATTGATTCTATCACCAATACAACAGATCTACTACAAGATGCTGATAGAATGGTACGTTCATCATTCACAATAACTTTGTTTGGTCAAATAGTACCAGACGTATTGGCAAAAGAGTTAAGCAAAAAACAATCTGAGAAATCCTTTGATGTGAGGCAGATTATACTTGAAGTAACACCAGATGCAGATCCAGGAGTATTTCAACAAAAAGAAGATATGGTTGCTAGAGGTCAAACAACATTCACAACACCTACAGTAAGAACATCACTTAATCCATTATCATTAGCTGATGGAACAACTGTGAGCTACTTATACGCAAACAACACAGTAACAGCAACATCAGTATCAGCTCCAGACACAGCTTACTTTAACGGAGTCTTCTTAACTGCTCCAATGGGATTACCAGCAACAAGTGTGTCTAATTTTACATTCTTTATAAACGGTCAGTACGTAGAGCCAACAGCAATAACAAGCTTTACACAGGGTAGTGGTGTATGCACATTAGTAATAAACACATCACAGCTAGGATTCACTTTAGCAGCAACTGATGAAATAGTAGCAATAGGAAAGTTCGCATAACATGGCATTAATAAGAGGTGGTCAAATATCAGGAAGTGTAGCATCAGCATCATATGCTTTAACAGCTTCTTATGCCTTAAACGGAGGAACTGGTGGTGGATCTGGCTTTTCCATAACAAGCGGTAGCGTAACAGCAAGTGTTGCTTTAACAAGTAATATTTTCTTAATACAATCTGGAACATTCACACCATTCAGTGTAACTAATCTAGGATCTGTAACAATATCAGGCAGTGCGACAGATTTGTTTCTAATCAAAAATGCAAACAATCAAAACATATTGAGAGTAAGTCAGAGTGGTGTAGTAGTGTTTGCAACCCAATCAGCTATACTATCTGGAGCAGCACCAAATGGAGGAGTATATTTTACTTCTTCCTCATTTTATGTTGGATTGGAATAATATTTTAATGCAACATAGACTATTTATACATAAGACATACAATCAAATAAAATAACATTAACACATGGCAACGGCAACTTGGAAAAAAGTAATAGTATCTGGAAGTACGGCAGAGTTAACTGCAGTGACTGCTAGTTCAGCTATAAGTTCATCAAATATAAACGTAGGTGTTCCATCATCAAATGCTTGGCAAAACAGCCTAAATGGTTCATACTTCAACAACTTTACAGCACAAACAAACGTATCAGAAATTTTACGGTTTGTAGCAGGACTACTGAGTTCATCAGCACCTGATGCAGCTCCAAATACCAAGACATTAAGCTCTATTTCAAAAACCTCTGCTAACAATGGTACCGGTACAATAGCCGGATATGTACCACAAGGATACTCTGCAGCAGATGTAACTTATATAGTTGGTAAAGGGTTTGCATCAGCTGGATCGTTATTGTACACTGGTCTTACGGTATATAATAACTCTGCCTATGCAAATACATACACAAGTGTTGCAGCAGGAACAACAAGTGTATCATCTTCGGTAGATGCTCAGTTATTTGGTTTAGGAACGATATTTGATGCCAATACTCCAAATACATTTTACGTATCTGGAACAATCAACTGGGCTTATGAAAGTGCAAGTACTGGTGGTGTAACAGCTACATCACAATCTCAAAATCTACTATCATTATCTTCATTTACAACAGCAAATGGATTAACAGTAGGTAAGATACCGACTGCAAATGCAGCTGTAATTCCAGCAGCTTATCAAGATGGTAAGTTTGCAAGTATTTTTAGTTCAGGATTATACACTGGATCGTTATCTGTAACAAGTGTATCTTCATCTGGATATTACCACATTAGTGCATCTATCAAGATTGCAAGTGGATCATCCGTATATAATACAGCAAATACTTCAGTTGAAAGATTCTTTTGGGCTCCAACAGCAACTATTAATAGTAACTTACCAACCCAAACTATAACAGTAACTAATAAGACTAGTGGTTCACTCACAGTAACTTCTGGATCATTATCAGGAGCTCCTTACTTAAGGACAGCAACTTGGTATGTAGGAAGCCAAATAAACGGAATATTCAATCCTTTATATATAGCTAATACGACTATTGCATCTTTAACAGCTACTTCAACTAACTCCCTAGTAACTTTAACAGCTGCTTCAAACAGTGGTTCAAGTGCAACAATAAATGGATCAGCTCAAGTTAGCTCAGCTAATACGGTTTTTGATTCCACAGGAACTACTCGTAGAGCAACAAGTACAATTCCATTTGAAACTGATATAGCTTTGTTATCTGGTAGTTTATCCTTTAACGCAGGTGTTGCAGGCCTTACCAATATTCAAGCACTTTCTGCAAGTGGGTTTAACCCATCAACTTTTAGTGTTACCTCAACTGGTGTTAACAGATCCAATTCATCAACAACAGACACACAAACATATCCTTACCATGATGCAGGTAGTTACGGACAACCAGCATCATCTGGATCTATGGCTTATTTTGGTTTTCCAACTAACACTACTCAAACAGCTACATCTGAAACTTTTAAGGATGAGGCAAATCGTATTACATTAGACGACAACATACTAACATTTGCTGGAACTGCTTTTGTATCATCAAGTACATTGCCAACCAAAGAACTACAAGTAAAACCAGGCTACTTAGTAGCTTCAGGTGGTTCAAGAAGGTATTGGTATCCATCTGGATACGGAGACACTTTTCAGTACTATGTACGTAAGTTCCAAAGAACTACATCCATTGCTTCCTTCACACTAAGTGTAGGTCAAACCTTAGTGCCTTGGGATGATACATCAACTACAAATGGTGTATCTGTAGCAATTGTTTTTGAAAGTGCTGTTAATGGTCAGAATGGTTTAACTCAAACACGTTTGTTTGATCCATACTATTCAACTGCATACAAAAACGACATAGCAGCAAACACAGCAGGATCTAATCCATTTGGATCAACAATTAGCTATTATGGTATTAATAACAATGTTGTTGGCAACACTTACACAGTGGAAATTAGCAATGCTAACAAAGTTTTTATGAATGGTTCATCATACGATCAGTTCTATGTTATAATTAGATACAAAGGAGAACCAACAACAGCAGTAACACAATTATCAGTATCTTAATAAATAAATAACCATGGCAGTAGATTTAATTAAAAAATCCAATAGAACCTTACTAAGTAAACGCTACACTACAGACGCGTATTCTGATGGTCAAGATGCATTTACAAGTGTATTTGACATTAACTCTAGTGAGGTTTACACACAAGCTAATTTCATACCTTCAGCATCACTTCCTTTTTCAGGGTCAAGTCAAAACAGCTACTACTTCACAACAGGAAGCACTGTGTCAGCTACACCTACTGGAAATGATGTAATGAGATTTTGGTATCGTCATGCATTAGTTAAGTCTGACTTAGCATCTCCACTAGGAGAGCAAGTATGGATGTTTATTTCTGGATCTTCTACTATTTCAGCTGGAGCTCAATTAATAACTGGTAGTCAACAAACTAGCTTTATATCTCCTAAATACTCAATAGCAGATATATCAACAAACAATGCAGAAGCGTCCACTCCAGGCTACGTAGTAAAAGCTGTCTACTCAAATAATAATTTAAGCACAACCACAGATATTAATCCAAATTACTATAATTTTGATTATAAAACTGGTATATTCCAATTCACCTCCTCCGCAATCACATCAACAATAATTGCTGATGCTACTAATGGTCGTGTTTACTTAACAGCTTATCAGTATGTAGGTCAAGCATTATCTACTCGTTTAACAAGTGTTGATGCTAGTCTCGCTACTTTATCTGCTTCAATTCAAGCAGTATCAGCAAGTGGTGCAGTAGCAGGAGGATCTAATGGTCAAATTCAATACAACAATAGTAGTGCTTTTGGTGGTGTTCCAACTCTAGTATACAGTGGTGGAACTCTAAGAGCAACAGGTTCATTTACAGGATCTTTTTATGGTGATGGATCGCAATTAACTGGAATAGCTACAACATTAGCAGTTACTTCTTCAGCTGGAAATGTAAGTGTAAATCTTGCATCACAAGCTTTAACCATACAAGGTACTTCAAACGAAGTAGAAGTATCAGGTTCAGGTCAAACAATTACAATTGGATTACCAGATAATGTAACTATTGGAAATGACTTAACAGTAAGTGGAAACTTAACTGTTCAAGGTACAACAGTAACACTAAATACTACCAATGTAGCTATTGAAGATCAATTTATCTTATTAGCATCAGGATCTAGTTCAACTATTGATGGTGGTATCATAGTACAAAATGCAGCAAACGCAGGTGAAGCATTATATTGGGAAAATGATCCAGCTACTGTAGGTCGTTGGGCAATATCAAGTTCAGTATCTCCAACAGCAACTTCAGTAACAGCAGCTGAATATATTGTAACAGCAGAAAAGTCTGCAGGAGGACCACCAGCTAATCCAACATACGGAGGATCTACAAAAGGGTATGGTAACTTGCATATAGACTCAAACACAGGAGATGTTTACATCTATACATAAAAAATTAAATAGTTACGTCATGGGAAGTATATCATCGCTTATTAAAGCTAAGGAAGCAGCACAACCAGTTGCACAACTCAGTGCATCAGAAATTGAGTTCTTGTTAATCCTTATTAAAAACTCAAACTTTAAAGGTAAAACTTTAGAAACAGTTTATGGTACTGTTATTAAGTTACAACAACAATATATTGCATTACAAAATCAACAAGAGTAGTTATGTTTGAATTAGTAGAGTTACAACTATTACGTCAATCTTTAGACGTAATAACAATTTTAGGTAAGGATGCAAAGAAGGTTGCCAACTTACAACAGAAACTAGAATCTGTAATCGCACAGGAGCAATCAAAAGCTCAAGAATTAGACGCATTAATTAAGTCTAAAGCAAAGTAGCATATATTTATATAAAAGTATTGTTGGCCTGAAAAGGAAGTAGGCGTATACACGGCATAAAGTGTATGTATCTAACCACAATCAAATTTATAACGTAATATGCCAAATTGGAAAAAGGTCATAGTATCTGGTTCAGATGCTACACTAAACTCACTAACCGTATCAAACGGAGTTCAAGTTACTGGTTCGCTAAATGTAACTGGTTCAACAACTCAAATAGGTAATAATACACTATTAGGTAACACTATACTATCGGGTAGTGTCATTATATCAGGCTCAACGACTTTTCCCGCAACACCAACTATTAAAGTATTTGGTGATATGGAGACTAATGGTGTAATTAAGTTTTTACCCGTTACTAAAAATATAGATACTTCCGTATCAGCATCTTATATCTACGTTTCTGGTTCTACAAATGACTTGTACTTTTCTCAAAATGGTTCTGGGTACAATAATGTAACTCGTTTACGCTGGCTAGAAGGAAACATGTATTCAGGTTTATTGAATGGAGGTTTAATTACAACTCAATCATCTACTGTTTATCAAGTAGGAAGTGGTAGTGGTCTTGTTGTAAATTTGAACGCATCACTTAATGACAACCCATATCCAACAGTTACTTATGTAACTTGGGGAATTTTATCTGCTAGCATTGCTCCTTTAACAGCTTCATACGATCAACAGTTTATATCTGTATTATCAAATGGAACTTTATTTGCTCAAGGAACTCCGTTTGAGGGAGGCCAGCGAGATACCCAAATTCCTTTAGGTATTGTATTACATCAAAATAGATCAACTATTAATGGTGTAAAAACACAACCTGAAGTAGCATATGCATTGAAACAAAGAACTCATTTGTTTGTTGATGCTTTCGGACCTTTAAAACTATCAGGACATGTTTTATCTGTAAGCGGTTCATCAACAGGCAGCTTAATTGTTCCAAGTGGAACATCATTTTCCGATGGAGCTAACTATCCAACAGATCCTAATAATCCATCTTACGTAACCGATCCTGGAACAACAGTATCAAAAATATTCAGATATCGTCAATCAGGTTCAGCAGCTTGGGTATATGATACAAATGGAGGAGCAGGATATGGAGCAATAGATCCAACTCAATACTCAAACAATGGTGTATTAACAGCAGTACCAGGTGGAGGATCAAATAAACAATGGTCTATACAAAGGGCATTTTGGTATCCTAATTCTGTTACCAAAGCAATAGTAGTTTATTACGGTAATGCAACATACGATACAGAAGTAGAAGCAATTGCCAATTTAAGCACAGAAGCTTTTACAGAAGCTCCTAATACAGCAGCAAACGCAATTTATGTTGGAGCTTTAGTGTTAAGAAACGATGCTGATTTTACAGTAGCTGCCTCTTATAAAATATTACCTGGAGGTTTATTTCGTCAGATAGGAGGATCAGGAGGAGGTGGCTCTACAATCACTCAAACTTTATCAGGACTATCAGACGTAGCAATATCAGGTCCTACAAACGGACAGCCTTTAGTATACAACACAGTAGCTACTAAATGGCAAAACCAATCTGTTTTAACAGCAAGTTTAAATGGTAATGCTACAACAGCAACAACTGCAGCAACAGCATCGTATGTAACAGGTTCTATCTTTACCAATAACAACTCAGTTGCAAGTGCATCATACGCTGCAACAGCTTCTTATGTGAATGGTAATGTTAATGTAGCTCAAGCAACAATAGGACTAGCATCAGTACCAGCTTTATATACAACAAACAAAAAGACAGTTAGTACAGGTACAACCACAGTACACACCGTACTATTAGCAGATTACACAAGTGCATTTGTAGATTATACTATTAGTGATTCAACAAACGCAAGATCAGGACAACTCAAAGTAGTTTGGTTGAATGGTCAAATTAACTACACAGACATCACTACAATGGATATAGGAGATACTAGTGTATTTGATTGGGATGTTGCTATAAATGGAGCTGATATAGAGTTTAATGCAATAGTAACATCTTCAACATGGGTAG